TTCCTGTCGATCGCCGCACTCTTCCCGATGGGGAACTATCGCCTCGCCGGTTTCGTCGCGGTGTTCGGCACGATCATCATCACCGTCGTCGCCTTGCACCCGATGCGCGCCGCGACGCTTGGCTTCGCCACCGCGCTGGTCGCCACGATCGGCACGCGTGCCGGGCCGGGCCTGGTGTTCGGCATCGGCATCGCCTTCCTGCTCGGCCTCGCCGTTGCGACCTACCGCCTTGCCCGGCTCGATCGGGCCAGCGCCGAGACGCGCGATCGCGCCGCGGCGCAGGGCCGCATGGCGACACGGCTGGTCGGCGAGTTCGAGGAGCATTCGACCGGCTGGTTCTGGCAGACGGACAGCCAGGGCCGCGTCACCTATCTCTCCGCCAAGGTCTCGGCGGAGCTCGATCTGCCCGACATACCGGCGATCGGCGCGCCGCTGGTCTCGCTGTTCCGGGTCGACAGCGCTTCGCCGGAAACCGAGCGGACACTCGCTTTCCACCTTTCGTCGCGCACCGCCTTTTCCAATTATTCGGTGCGCCCGGCGAACGCCAGCAAGCTCGAACGCTGGTGGTCGATCTCCGGCCGGCCGATCGCCGACGAGCTTGGCCGCTTCCAGGGATTCATCGGTTCCGGCAGCGACCTGACCGAGCGCCGCCGCGCCGATGCCGAGATCACCCGCCTCGCACTGTTCGACGGCCTCACCGGGCTCGCCAACCGCCAGCGCATGCGCATGTCGCTCGATCAGACGCTCAGCCAGCCGGGCGGCGCGCACCGCACCTCGGCGCTGTTCCTGCTCGATCTCGATCGCTTCAAGGCGGTCAACGACACGCTCGGCCACCAGACCGGCGACGCGCTGCTCAAGCAGGTTGCCCAGCGGCTGCAGCGCAGCATCGGCGATGCCGGGCTGGTCGGCCGGCTCGGCGGCGACGAATTCCAGGTCATCCTGCCCGGCGAGGCGCGGCGCGAGCAACTCGCCGCGCTCGCCACCGAAGTCATCGGCGCGCTGTCGCAACCTTATTTCATCGATGGTTCGTCCATCACCATCGGCTGCTCGATCGGCATCGCGATCACGCCGGACCACGGCAAGGACCCCGAGACGCTGGTGCGCAACGCCGATCTCGCGCTCTATGCCGCCAAGGCCGACGGGCGCGGCATCCACCGCTTCTTCCGCGAGGAGCTGCTGGTCGGCGCGCAGAGCCGCAAGCAGCTCGAGGACGACCTGCGCCATGCCCTGGTGCAGGATCAGCTCCACGTCGCCTATCAGCCGGTGGTCAGCACCAAGACCGAACGCATCGTCGGTTACGAGGCGCTGGTACGCTGGAACCATCCGACGCGCGGCGCCGTCTCGCCGGCCGAATTCATCCCCGTCGCCGAGGACACCGGGCTGATCGAGGCGATCGGCGAATGGGTCCTGCGCACCGCGTGCCTCGAAGCGGCAACCTGGCCCAACAACGTGCGCGTCGCGGTCAACGTCTCGCCGATCCAGTTCGCCAACCCCAGCCTGCCGGTGATCGTCACCAGCGCGCTGGCCAAGTCGGGCCTCGCCCCGGCACGGCTCGAGCTCGAGATCACCGAAGGCGTGTTCCTCGACGACAATGCCTCGTCCGAACACATGTTCAAGATGCTGAAGGGCGTCGGCGTGCGTCTCGCGCTGGACGATTTCGGCACCGGCTATTCGTCGCTCGGCTATCTCAAGAAAGCGCCGTTCGACAAGATCAAGATCGACCAGAGCTTCGTGAAGGGCGCGGCGATCGCCGGCAACCGCAACGCGGCGATCATCAAGGCGATCGTCACGCTCGCCGACACGCTGGGCATGGAGACCACCGCCGAGGGCGTCGAGGTCCATGACGAGATCGCGCTGATCCGCGAGCTGGGCTGCAGCCACATCCAGGGCTATGTCTATGGCAAGCCGGCGGTCGCCGCCGACGTCGCCCGGCAATTGGTCGCCAATGGCGGCCTGGCCACCGCGACCGGCTACCGCGTCAGCCGCGCGCCGCGCACGACGATGCTGCGCACCGCGAAGATCGCCGCCGGCGGCGCCGAGGGCGAGGTGCGGATCCGCAACATGTCATCGACCGGCGCGATGATCGACGGCATCGAGATCAGCGGCGAGGTCAATGACCTCGACATCATGATCGAGCTGCTCGAGGACCAGATGTTCCCCGCCAAGCTGCGCTGGGCAGCGGACGGCAAGGCCGGCCTCGAATTCGCGCAGACCTTCAACATGGAACGGCTTAACCCCGCGACCGCGACGACGCCCGTGCGAAAGGCGGGGTGAGGTTGGCACTGACGCCGCGGTTCTGCGATTGAGCTGAACCGTGAAACGGAGGGCGCGGCGAGATCGCTTGCGACGTTGCCCCGGCGACCGTTACTCCGGCGCGGGTCCCGCGCCATCCGTCCCCGGCGGCCGCTGGCCGCGCAGCCTGCGCCCCAGCGTCATGGCGGGCCGTTCCACCCAGCGAGTTAGAAGATGCCCGGCGAGCAGGGCGAGCAGGATCGCCGCTCCCTTCAGCGGAACGCTACCGCCGATGCGCTCGCCGGCGAGGAGTGCGATGCCGACGAACACCGGGATGTGGACCATGTAGAGCGTGTAGGAGATGTCACCGAGCCAAGCGATCGGCCTAGACGAGAGCAACGACCGCGTACGCGTGCCGCACAGTACGGTGAGCACCGCCAGCCATGGGAAGAGCGCGGCTACGTAAGGCAGCGAACCGCTCGCCAGCATGACGCCGAGCATACCCGCTATGAGAACGTACAGAATCGTTGAGGTCGCACCGCGCCATTCAGCAGCACGGCCGACCGCCACGCCGTAAAGGCACCCCCCAGTCATGAGGCCGAGAAGTGCGCGCACGCCATAAAGATGGCCACCTTCGGCCACGTCAACGGCGGTGAACGAAAGCGCGCAGCAGCCAAGCAGCACGATAACGAGGCTGAAGCGCCGTGCAACCGGCACCAGTACCGGCGCAAGAATCGTGGCGAGGATCGGCAGGTACAATTCCCAACTGACACTCCAGGACGGGATGTTAATTGCATCACGTCCAGGCCAGATAATGGGCGTCGCAAGGGCCAGATCCGCCAAAATGGTGGAGGTCGGGAGAGGTTTTCCGAGATACGGCAACGGGCCCGAGGCGATCAGCGACAGCGCGAGAAGAGCCGCAAGACAGAACAGATGCACGGGCATCAGGCGAAAGATTCGCTTCAGCACGAATTCGCGCACGGAGATTTCACCCTTGCGCATCGAATACACCAGCACAAACCCGCTAAGCACGAAGAAGAAATCCACCGACAACTGGAAGGTGAAACCAGCCAGATGGCCATGGGATACCCGTTGCACCGCGGCGTTTATGCCATAGTGAAGCAGCACGACGGTGAGCGCGAGAATCCCCCGCAACCCGTCGAGATCGGTGAAGTGGACGGGGTGGTCGAAGCGCTTCGCGTCCGACATTTAGGAAGGCCGATTACCGGCCGCGCAATTTTCAGCGATGATCGTCATGCCGTCCCCCTGACGCCTACTCTCGGGCTATCCCGGTGGGCCCCCAACAAGGCAAGGGGGAAAATGGCGCAAGCTTCTATAACACCCCCAATATGCGCGGGCGCGCCACCTTCTTCACCGCCGCCGCGTCGCGCGCTTCGCACCGCGCGATAATGTCGAGCGCATCGCCGGTGCGCCCATTCGCCTTGTCGAGCTGCGCGGTTTGCGCGTCGCCAAAGGCTATCCAGTCTGCAACGGTGCGCCCGGCCGGCAGCGCCGCGCCTGGCACGGGGGCATGCCAGCTAGCGGGGATCAGCGTACTGCACGCACTGGGGATCGCCGCGATAGGCGGCGCGCCGGCACAGGCTGCGCAAGCCAGCAGCGCTGGCAACAGGATCGACAGGCGCGTCGGCGCCACGGGCATTACGGATCGCATCGTCATTCTCCCGGGTGATCGCGTCGCCGGCGGCATCGCCGGCCATGCGGTTGCCGATCATGTCGGCGGCGTCGTGCCCGCTGGCGATGGCGGCGCCGGCCTGGCCGGTGGCGAGCTTCGCGGCTGCCGTAGCGCTGCGCGCGGTACTGCAGGACCGCTGCACGAAAAGCGCGGCGAGCAGCGCCAGCAGCACCAGCGCAGCAAGGGCCCGCACGCCGTATCTGGTCAACCAGCCGGTCATTGCCCGCCCCCGATGGCGCGGGCAACGGCAGTGTCCTTGAGCGCGGTCGCCGTACCGCCGCCGGCGAGCAGCAACCCCATGCCCGTGCCGAACTCGATGATCGAAAAGCTGTGGTTGATGACGAGATGCGCGCCGGAATAACCGATGCCCGCCACGACGGAGAGGGCCCACAGGATGCGGGACACGTCCAGATGACCGCTGCTCGGCCCGCGCAGGAAGTTGAAGCTCATGCCGCGAACCTCCCCCACCACGGCGTTCCGGGGAGAAACGATGCCGTGCGATTGCGCCAGCCACCGCGATACTTCGCGTTGGACGGGTGGATGGCGATGATGCTGTCGTAAAAGGCGTTGCGGACCGCGCCGAATGCGCGCGCCGTCGCCTCCACACCGTGGTTCGCCAGGTAGCTCGAATAGAGCCGCGCGGTGTAAGGCCCGAGCTGGCCATCGTCATTGGCGCCGATCATGCGCTGCAACAGCCTGATCGCCTGCCCCGGGCCCGCGCCCCATCCCATATCGAGCACCGAGGCCACGGCCTGATCCCATGGCAGCACCGGGAAATGCGGCACCCGATAGAACAGGTCCATCCCGATCCGGACGGCCTCGTCGAGCGTCAGGGCCGCCATGTCGGCCGCCGATATCCGCGCCACGCCGCGCGCCTTGGCGAGCACGCTGCCCGTCACACCGAATTTCGAGCCCACCAGCTCGCCATGGTGCCAGTTGCCTGCGTCGTCCGGATCGGTCGACAAGCCCCCTTCATGAGCCTGGATGTATCCGCGAATGAAGTTTTCCGGTGTCATTTTTGCACCCTCGATTGTCTCTCTTGACGCCGGTCCACCGCGACGATCTTCGTCGCGACGTCCGTCGGCATCTGATCCTGACGGCGGTCAACGGCCTCCAGCCGCGCGACCCGGGCCAACGCCGCGTCGCGCTCACACACGAGAATGCGGTTTTCCTGCTCGAGGATGCCAACGCGTCGCTCGAGCCTGTCCACCTTCAGGCCCATGCGCCTGATCTCCGCCTGCATGTTCTTGAACAGAACGTTCATCGCTTCGGCCTCGACGGGGATCGCCTCGTTCTCGGCACGCTTCCGATCGGGAATGCCTCGGATCCACCAGACGGCGATGCCGCCGGCCAGCACCAGTAGGATACCGCAAATGCCAAGGCTGCTGATCTTGAACGGCTCGATGCCAAACACGCCGGTCATTGGCGCAATACTCCTTGGTTGCCAGCGCCCGTTGTGGTCTTGCAGGGGTCGACGCGCATCTTGCCGCCCTAGTTCAAGAGCTTCAGCACGCCCCAGATGGCCTGCGCGCTGCCACTACCATCAGGATGAATCACGTCCGGATGCCGGTAAATGAATCCGTCGTCGGGTCGGGCAGCGCGCCAGAAGCCATCGCCGGAAGGACCTTCCTTCACATAGTAGACGCCGTTAATTACACCGAACGCTCCCGCCGCCTTCGTCAGGTCGACCTTCATGGCGGCGTAGCTCGCATAGGTGACGGCGGAAGCCGCAAGTAAGTCGGAGCGCGGCGCGAGCGTACGCGCGTAAGCGGTAATCGGATCGTTCGCTACGTTGGTGGCGGCGACATAGATTCGCGACGCTTCGCGACCAGAGAAAGCAGTAATCTGCGCCTCGGCGAGCAAAAGCCAGTTTTTCCGCTGGCGAAAAGTTGTGGCGTAACTTGACGGCAAAGCTCCAGCATCGACCGGCCCTGCGAGCGCCGGATGAATGACAACCTTAGTGTTTGTCGTCGCTGCAAGGATTGACGCAATCATGAACTCTGTCGTCGCGACGACTCCAGCCGACGCGCCGCGCGCGCCGGCATCGGTGAGCGACGGGCCGACTTCGACCTGGCCGCCCTCAATCACGACGATGTCGGGCTCGCTCCGGCCCGACGCCATGATCTGTGCCGCGATCGTCGAGTTTGCGAGGAACGTCGCAAAGTTGAAGTCGGTGCCGCTATAAAATGGATTGGCCACGCCACCAGCCAAAGCGCCACGCCAACCGCTCAACGGAAAGGCGCTGATCGCTTCGAAGAACCCCGGCGAAGCACCCTTCGTCCCAACAAACGAAAGGTTAGTTACTGCTTGACCAGCCTCGATCGCTCGCAGCGCCGCTACTAAGTTGATGCCAATGCTATCGCCCAATACAAGAATGAGGCGCCGGCCAGAGGCATTCGAAGCGGGCGACGCGATGAAATCGCAGGTCCGGCTATCGAGTGCTACCTGGCCTTGACCCGAGGTTAGCGTCAGCGTGCTTGTGCCGCTGCTCGTCGGCGCGAACCGGATACGCTCCTCTAACAGTCCGCTTCCGGCTGGCACGGCCATACCCGACCATGAGCCTGCCAATTGCATCCGATCACCGCGGCGGAGCGAGATGAAATCATAGTAGATGCTCGACACCTGTCCGACCGTCATGTGAACCTTTTTCGGCAACATGTTCAGCGTCGCCAGTTCATCGACTTGAGCAGCAGCCCCGATAGCGAGTTGGCTCGACGAAGTATTATAAGTGTCGATTGGATTGGTGAGCGCGAGGAAGTCGCACCCGGCCACGTTCGTTGCCGCGCCCCATACCCCTTCACTGCCGCCCGATATCGCATAGGCAACCGGGAAATCAGGGTCGACGGGGAAGGTGTTCGTCGCCAGCGGGAGGAACAATGGACTGCCCATCGAACCGTCCGCGTTTGTCTGGTAAACGCGGACGCACCATTTATCGTCCAGATCGCTGGGGGTTACGGACCGCGAAGCACCGGTCAGAGGATCGCGCAAAGCGATGATCGCCTGTCCGGCGGTGTTCGCGGCGGTGTTGACTGTGATTGACCCCCGCGCGATCATCCTACCATTGGCCGGGTGAGCGCCCGACGCGGTGGTGCTGGTCGATATCTCGGCAAAGAAATATAGCGGCTGCTTGCCGACACCCGCGCCCCAGTCGAGAGCCACTCGAACGGCGTTGAAGCTGGCCGGTGCGGAGGCCTTCAGTTGTGACTGCGCGTAGCCCGAGCGCGACAAATTCTGCGTCGTGCCAGTCGATTGGATGAGGACAACGGTCAGAGCGTCATAAGAAACGCCCTTCAAGATCATCCCGTTCGCAATAGCGCTCTCAGTCTCCATGCGCTGCAAGCGGTTGCGCGCCCGCGGAACAATCTGATTGTCGACTGGTGCGCCTGGGATGCTGGTCTTGTGCCCCCAGAGCGCGTGAATGTAGAACTGCGCGGCATAATTAAAATTATTGCCGTTGAATGTCAGGCGAGTGCAGCCCGGAGGGATCGCGATGTCAGCGGAAAGAAAAGTTCGCGGTGTCGTATCATGCGGTGACGCCGCGCTGACGGTGAAGATCGGCTGGGTCCCAAGCGAGTTGGCGCCTCTCCCGTAAAAGCCTACCGAGCCAACAATCTGCCCGTTCGCCGTCGCGCCTGATGCGCGCGATATAATTGCACCCACGCGCACCACGTCGCCCGGTACAATTCCCTGATTCTCCAAATATATATTAATATCCGCGGTGTTGTTGGATGCGAATGAAAGATACTTACCGTCAGGATAGGTCGCCGAGGCAGGCGGTGTATTGACGACAATGTTAGCATGATAAGCTGCATAGACGACGCCATCCGACCCACGGAAGCTTCCGCCCGAAACGGCCTGCGAAAAAAGTGGGTCCGGAAAGATGGTTTGCCGTCCCTTGGCGGTGATCAATTCATCGACCACCGCCTTGAGATAAAGAGACGGCACGGCGGCGCTGTTGCTGGTCGGTGCGCCTCCAGTATTGACAATTCTGTCGAGTGTTCGGCCATCGGCTGACGTCGCCCAATAGCCCTGCCCCGCCCCAAAATAGAGCCCGCCGGCAAGCGTGACCGTCGCGCTACCGCCATTGGCGAGCACGACCGTAGGCATCGTCGGCATGCCCGCGCCGATAAACAGCCCGCCGAACAGCATCCGCACATTGGTCACCGCCCCACCGACGACATCGTAGAGAATCTGCGGGTTATAGGTCAGCGTCCCGCCGGTGAACGTCGCTGCGTTGTTGACGCTGTTCGCCCCGCCCGAGCCGCCTGTGAAGCTGAACGAGATCGCGCCCTTGGGGATGTTGCCGCCGACATGCGCGGTGTTCGGAAACACGCCGAGCGTCACCGCCGCCGCGACGACCGCGTTGACCGCCGGCAGGTTGTTCGCGACCGCGTCGAGGTTGGCGAGATCGTTCGCCACCGCGACCAGGGCGTTGTGATCGTTCGCGACCTGCGCCACGTTGGCGGAGATCGCCGCGACCGCCGAGACGTTCGCCGCGCTCGATGCCACGGTGTTGATATCGGCGATGTTCGTGGCGACCGTTCCGATGGTGTTCGAGCCGGAAAGATTTGCGGCGACGCTGTCGATCGAGCCGATATTGTCGGCGAGCAGCACAATGTCGCCCTCCACGCCCGCCAGCGTTTCCAGCGCCTGTGCCGAAATGTCGAAAACGGCCGGTGGAGCGCCTTCAGCGATCGCGCCAAATCCGAGCAGCTTGTCGGCGCGCGCGGCGGCGGAGGGCAAAGCCATGTCGGCAGTGTCGCCGGTCGGCGCCTTGACCGCCCGCGTCGCCTGGTCCCGCGTCACCAGCGCGCGCACCGTCTGGCGGCGGTTGATCGTGTTGACCGTGGCGAGATTGTACGCGCCTTCATTCTCGAACGCGCTGTCCTGCAGATAGTCCGGGCTCGAACGCAGCACGATCCGCGCGCCGCTGGCCGGCGGTGTCGCGAAGGTCACCGTGCCGCCGACATCGGCCAGCGTGACGGCAAAGCCCGCGGACTGTGCCACACCGTCCAGCTCGACCACCACCTCGGCCGGCGTGATCGCCGTGAAGCCGAAAGCGAACGCCGCCTGCACGCCGTTGCCGATATATGGGCCGCTCTCGATGTCCGGACTGATTGCCACGCGCACTGCCTCCTTTGCGAATGGCAGCGAAATAAAGCGTGGGGCGAGTCGGTTGAATCAGGATGAGCGGCGCAAGAGGGATTCCTGGTCCGGGATCGGAAAGACGCTCAGCCGACCATCATGACGAACCCCGCGTCCCCCTCCGGGCGACCTGCGGGCGCACGGGTAGATTCCCATTTTTATATTCTTATCTTCTTGTTCTATGTCGCGCCGGTGTCGCGCGCCTGTCGCGATCCGCGTCGCGCCGGCGGTCGCGCGCGCTGTCACGGAACGGCATCACATCCTGGGCGATGCTCAAAAAACTGCTTGATATTCAGTTGGATGGGAAAATTTGATCACGCCGCAGCTGTCGCGACGCTTGTCGCGCGCGGCAGATCATCGCCGTCGCGGATTTTGCTGCGCTTCGCCCCGGATTTTCCGACATTCCATTCGAACGGGAACCGCGCCGGCATTGCCCGCAAAGGGCGATTCAGGCCACGGCCGATGCCTCGTGGATCGACGGCCTCCGCCGCGAGCGAAGCCGGCTCTTGAGCGCGAGCGCAGGCTTCTCGACGAAGTGCCATGACAGCATCGCCAGCGGCATGGTCAGGCCCCAGGCGAGCATGAAGCTGGGAAACACCGCCATCGGCCCGAAACGCCACACCAGCGTCTGCTGCACGGCATAGGCATAGATGTAGACCCCGTAGGAATAATCGGGCCCATCGCACCAGCGTTCGATCACCAGCGGCGGATAATAGGCCACGAACAGCACGGCATAAGCGAGCCAGAGCGGCAGCAGCAGCGCCGACTGCGTCGCCACACCAACGACCAGCATCAGGAGCGACAGGCCGGCGAGGATCGGCCAGGACAAGGTGATGCGATCACGATAGCGATAGGCGGCGACACCGGCGTGGAAGATTGCGACGAAACGGATGCCGAGGGCCAGAAACCGGTCCATTTCCCAGACGTTCAGCGCCATCGCGGCATAGGCCAGACCGATCCCGCACAGCACGACCGGATAGACCCTGCCCAGCCCGCGCACGAAGTACAGGCCGAGCAATGAGGCATACATCCACAGCTCCCATGGCAGCGTCCAGAGGGAGGCATTCACGACGCCCGGATAGGGCAGATGGGCAAAGGTGCCGGGCAGCCCCGGCGTAAAGCGCCAGGGGCTTGCCATCGTGCCGTTGAAAAGGATGAAACGGTAAAGCCAGGTGTCGCGGAAATAGGCACCGATACCGAGGTCGGTCACCACCGGCCCAAGCAGCAACGCCATGACCAGCACGGCACAGATCAGCCCGGGATAGATCCGCAAGCCTCGCGACAGCAGGAAGTCGACCGGATCACGGCCGCGCATCAGGCTGCGACCGACGAGGAATCCGCTGGCGACGAAGAAGATGTCCACCGCCAGCGCCCCGCAATCAACCCCGGTCAGCGCTCCGAGCGGCTCGAGCGCGAGCGCGCCGATACCGAGATTGACGATATAGCTATGCGAAAAGATCACCGCGCTGGCGGCGACCAGGCGAATGATCCGCAGGTTGTTGCGCCGGCTGTCCGCCAGCGTGTCGAGACGATACCCCATCGCAGCCTTCATTAGCGAACGCTCGACAGCGCGCTAGACCATGGCCGCGATTTTGTACGCTCACTACCATCCCTTCGGGCCGCCTTGCTTGGCCTTGCTGACCTCCCCCGATCCGCCGAACTGCGACGCCCCGCCCAGCGCCGTGCCCAGCCCGCTGAAGATCCCCTGCATCAACGCGCCGCTCGCCTTGGCCCGGTTTGCCGCCGCCTGGCTGCGATAATTCCACCCGTCGATGTCATAGCCGCGCGTGCGCTGATATCCAGCCTTGTAGATCTGGCCGACATCTTCGGCACCGATCATCGCGGTGTCGCGCTGCACATCGACCGGCGAGCCGAAGTTCAGATCGACGCCATTCGCCGCCATCGCGGCCTGCTGCTTGCCCTGGGTGTCGGAAAGCTGTCGATAGCGACGCTGCGCCTCGAGATTGGTGTTGTCGATCGAGTCGCGCGCCTGATCGCTGGCCAGCCGGTTGTTCTGGTCGTCGATCTGCGCCTGATAGCGATATTGCTGCGCCTGGCCGATACCATTGAGCACCTGACCGGCGGCGGTCACCGCGGTGGCGGCGACGGCGAGGACGGGCGGGCACATCAGTGCCGCTCCGCGTGAAAGAGCCTGAAGGCGACAGTTCCGATCATCATAGTCTCCGTATCGAGAGTGAAACCCCAGCGCCGCAGCAGGCGGATGGCACGGACATTGTCCGCCGCCACCAGGTTCGAAAGCCGCGGCGCCACCGCGAACATCGCGGCAATGAAGCCTGGCCCGCATCGCAGCATGGCACGGGGACAGGCGTAGATCGCATCGCTGCCGAGCATCCACGGCCGGCCCTCCCCGCCCAGCGCGCTGGTCACGACGAGCCCGAACATCGCCTCCGCCCGCCCGTCGACCAGTGCGGCCCAGGCCGGGGAGGACGAGGTAAGGCCGGCGCGCAATGCCTGTTTCGGACTGTGGCCCAGCGCGGCGCATTCAACGCGGTCGGCCATGCGCATGCGCGTGGCGATCGGGCCGACATGGGCGAGGCTGGCGGGCAGGATGGTGATCTTCTTCCCCTCTCCCTGTGGGAGAGGGGCAAGCTGCGCAGCAGCGCGGGGTGAGGGCAGGTACACTGCCCTGCCCTCACCCTCCCGCCGCTTCGCGGCTCCTTCCCTCTCCCACAGGGAGAGGGATTTCAGCGCGCCATTCATTCCGACACCGACGGGTCGAGGTACACCCCGGTCACCGTCATCGGCAGCGGGTCGTCGGAGCGCACGACCAGCCGCGCGCCACCGTTGATTGCCGGCCGCAACCACGTCTCCTGCAATCCGTTCTTTAGCGCATTCGGCGCGCCCGGGAGCTCGATGGACCGTGCGCGCAGCGGTTCCAGGTTGGCATCGTCCGGCCCGGCTTTCAGCCCGCGGCTGTCGATCACCCGCACCACCGCCTTGGCCTGGGTCTGGGGCTTGGCGACCGTCCAGCCCTGTTGCCCCTGGACGGCGAGCGGCAACGTCTCGATCGTGGCGCTGAACGGCAGGCCGGCGCACACCTTGGTCGCATCGAACGGCAACGTCGCCGTGCCGCCGCTCACCACCAGCCCCGACACGACATTGCCATCGGCCAGCGCCGAGATCGTCCGCCCCTCGAGATGGTCGAGGTTGCGCAGCACGCGCGCCGGCGGGTCGAACAGATAGGACACCGCACTGTCGAGGAAGCAGCTATCCTCGACCGCGCCCCAGCGCGCCGCGGCCATGCGCTCGATCAGCAGCTTTTCGCCGCGCCGCACGGTCAGATACAGCCGGTCCTCCGAGCCTTCCGATACCACGCAAACGCTCTCGACCAGCCCGTCGGTCTCGCAGATGGTCCATCCCCACACCTGCTGTTCCTGTTCCCAGGTGAAGCACAGCAGCTTGCCGTCGCTGCGCACCGCCCAGATCAGCGAGCGCGGCTCCTGCGCATAGGCCCAGCTGACGATGTCGAACCCGCGAAACAGGTGCGGCGAGAAGATCGTCACATCGTTGCTGTCGATGCTGTCCGTCTGGAACTGGTAACCGAGCGTACGCACGCCGTTGCCGATGCTGGTCTGGTAGAAGCAGACGCTGTCGACCACCAGCGGCGACAGGCGCGAGGCACCGCGCCCGTTCTGCCGCCGCACGACGAAATCGGTCGCCGAGATATAGCCGCTCTGCCCGCCTTCGATCTTGAAGATCGCATCGCTGGTCAGCGCGAGCAGATTGTTCATCGACACCAGTTGATTGACCGCATTCACGCGCCCCGCGACGAGCGCGAAGGTCAGCCCGTCCGAGGCCTTGATCGGTCGCGACACATCCATGTTCTCGAAACTGCCGGAACGCGAGCCCCAGATCGCGTTGGGAT